CGATCCCCGAATGGCTCAAGGGAGTAGAACGCGGCCCACTCTGCGAACTCCGCGCTTGAAATCTCGTGCTGCGCGCGGCGGACGGACATACCTAATTCCTTAGCCAGCCGGAACCAAAAAATGCGCTCCGGGCTGGCCCTTAGTTTTTTGCGGCGGCGTCCTCTGCCTCAACGCCGATTTTATTTACCTTCATAACCGCGCCCGCGAGTGCCGACAGCGCACGGGAGTTCATCGCCTTGAGTGCTGCCTTGTCGTCGTCGGAAAAGATCGGGTTTCCTGCATCGTCTACCACCGACGCAATCACGAGTGCGGCCTCGTAGTCGCTTGCCTCACCGTTACTGCGGGCGATTGACATAACCGCGTCCCTCGTCTCGCCGCTGAAATCTTGAAAGTTGAACGTACCGTTTGCCTCTGGGACCGGAAGCGGGGTCACGCGCGGCTTGTTCGCCGCGAAGAATGCGTTTTTATCCATGCGTTTTTATTGGCAAGCCTCGCAGTCACCGTCGAGGCTACAGGTTGCGGGAGTGGACGCGGTGTGCGCCTCTAAGATAAGTCGGCGGATGACCGGGACGGCGTTACGCTGTACCTCGGCCATTGCCTCTGCTACAAGTACGTTTAGCCAGTCATCTGGCATTAGCTGGCCGCGCCGACCGTAACCGCAATGTCGCCTGTGATATCGAGTGCGATCGCGCCCGTGTACACCGCGTCAACCTTTGCGCTAATCGGGAACGTCGAGCAGAATGCGCTAAACGCGAGCGTCGACCCGTCCGAGAGAGTGACGACGTATTGCTGCAAATTACCGGCTTTCTTGGATGCGAGGAGCGCTGCTTGACCCGGATCGGCAAGATTGATCTGTGCCGTAAGGGTTACAGTGCCCCAATCCTGCAAGCCGAGGCGGCGCTCCTTCGCTGTCGATTGCAGCGTCGTCGTATCAATTTCGGTAGCCTTCCCGTCAAAGCCAGAAATATCCGAAATGTTGCCGATAGGTGTTTGTACAGGGGCCTGCGCCGTACCTGTGTTAATCGTAATCGACGTGCCCTGCGCGCTGATCGCGGTAGAGGTTTGCGAGACTGCACCGGTCATATATCAGTAATCCTTATTAGTTAGAGCCAGAAAATGGAGAAATCGAGGCGCGAGCCGTATAGGCGCGTGTCCTGTTCGAACACGCTTACCGGGGCACCGATGGGGTATCCCTTAACCGTGGGATTGTTTAGAGCCTCGTAGACCTGTTCCATAAGTTCCGCCGCAGCGAGGCGTGAGGTATGCCATACGGCTACCTGCATTCGCGTGTTGCGGGGATTGCTCAGGGAGTTATCGAGGTTTGTGAAGTCCTTACCGCCGACAGCTTGGTAAGTGATCCAAGGCGCAGTAGAGTCGGACGGTGCTACGTCAGGGAAGACGTTGCCGCCTGCGAGGTTTTGCAATGCCTCGTAGACGATTGATTCGGCTGTCAAGTTTGGTTGCTATTCTCCGTACACACGAGGTCTACGTACTCACGAGAAGCCACGTTGACGAGAGGGTAGGAGACGTGGAAAACCTGTCCTTGGCACACCACCCGGTCACCGGTCTGCACGTCTTGACGGAAACGAATACGGATCGACGCGTTACCAAGGCCGGTAATCTCCCCGGCCCCTAAATGTTCCTTGCCGTTGAGTTGCAGGACTGCGGCCCATACGTTCGCGTACTCGACCCATCCTGTGGCCGTAGGTTGACCGAGCGCATCTTTCCCGGAGCTACACCGCTGCAAGGACACACGCCGGTTAAGCGTACCGGCCCGAATGTGGCCTGTAGCCGCGCGCCCCGCTTTCGCGGGAGCGGCACGTTTAGGCGCACCCCTCATACCATCGCCGGGTCACGGTCACGAACGAGGATCGACGCCACGGCCACGCCAATGGGATCGTTAGCGCCTTCCCGATCCTCGTAGAGTGACGCGAGAACGAGGAGCGTAGCTTGCTGGACGTGCATCGGCGGATACGTTGCATCGGCCGGGTCGGTCGTTACGTCGTAGGACGCGGCTACAGGAGTCTTTAGATAACTGACAATGATCGCGGATGCTGCTGACACGAGGCCGGTAAGGTAGGTGTCGTCGTCGTCGTCCACGATACGAAGCTGCGACTTTGCCTGATCGAGCGTGATTAGGGTATTCATTCGTTACCGTTGTCCCCCTCCTCACCCTCTTGCTGATCGTCTGCATCATCCGGGTTCTGACCGTCGCCCGAAGTTGCAGCGCCGGACGCGCCTGCGCCCGCTGTTGGCTTGGAAAACGGATCATCGCGATCCCGTTTAGCCAGCGCAGCAAGGCTAAAGTTTTGCTGTTGTAGGTAAGGCGTGTCACCGCCATCGACAGGAGCTAAATGCACCGTGGCTCGCGCCTCGTTCGGAGACATATAACCCGCGCCGACTGCCTGCGCGTTAGCCGCGTGCTGCGCGCCCTCATCCATCCGCATAAGGCCCTTCGTATCGAAGCGAAGCCCTGCCCCGTCTGGAACGTCGAAAGCATCGTCTAGGAGGAGTTCGATTGATTCTAGGTAGGCTTGCAGGCAATCCGAGTAATACATACTTTCGTAGATTGCCGAGCTATTGGCCGTGCGTGCGCCCGTGTCGAGGCCGATCTTATGGCCGGGGACGTGAAAGCACCGGGCTACGTCCTGCGCCGTCCATTGCAACTGCTGGATAAGCTGTGCATCGTTACCCGTCATAGTCATAGACGTGTACGCAAGACCGTCGCCGCCAACCATAACCTTTCCGGAATTGTTGCCGTTGTACCCGGATTCAATCGTTGCCTTGAGGCGCGACGCGGTGTCGTTTGAGATTTCGCCGGGAGCCGTCAAAAATCCCGAGGGCTGCGCGGCATTGGAGAAGAATTCCGCGCTGTTGGTCGAGATAGCGCTCGCGAGTGTTGCCGAAGCTGCGCACGCTGCGATGGGCGTCATACCAATGAGGGGATGCCATGACGTGATACCACGGTCATGGATAATGTCTCGCGCCGGAACTACGGTCTGCTCAAGCGGCGTGACAAGCAGTGGGTTCATTGTGACTTGGTAGAACACCGAGTTGTCGGGAGCCACGAGAGGGAGAACGAACCGAGGATTAAGGACCTGCATTTCGACAATCGCACCGGAGCTATTCCGAGTCAACAGAATGTATGCGTTGCCGTGCGTGAGCTTCGACGCAATCCAATTTTTTACGAACTGCGCACGGGTTTGGTACGGATTCGGCTTACGTAGGATATTAGTAAAGCGCGGCGCGCTCGACTTCTGCATAACCCCGTCCTGTTCCCGCACGAATCGAATATTGAGCTTGGAGATATCCGAGCTAATGAGGTCTACGCAAGCGAACACCGCCGACGATGCGAGCATACCGTCTCGCGTAACGAGGCTTTGATTCTTCTGCCATGCGCCAGTGAAGGGCTCTCGCACAAAGCCCGCAGCCTGACTACCAAAGCCTACCGCTACTGCACCCTCTGAGCCCTTGGGGCGTTTCTTCGGAAGGGCTTTAGCGAATAGAGAGAGAATCCCCAAGCGTTACACCTCCCGGCGCGGACGCCCGCGTGACTTCTGGCGCGTGAATTCAACAAACCCCGCTATGCGCAGCGTGTTCGCGGCATAGGGATCCACCAAATAGAATTGGCCTTGCACGAGGCCGAACGATGGGACACTCTTTAGCGCCCTAACCTTGATTTTCATAGTGATCCTAAAGAGTGTGGAGGGCCGAAGCCCTCCGGGTTAAGACAATTACGCCGTGACCGTGGTAACTTGGTCCGAGACGTACGCGCAGGAGGTAATCTGGCCTGCTGCACCCGTCGTGCGGCGAAGCTGCCAATTAATCATCTGCTCGATTCGAATTGCTACTTGACCATTCTGGAACATCGATACGGGAGCCGATGCAGCCGAGCCCGGCGCGCTATCCATGATGATCGACGCCTCTCGCGACAGGTCGATGGTCGGGGCTGCGTCCTCGCTAAGGTAGATTTCATCCTGAATCAGGAGCGTGATCGTACCTGCCGGAGCATTGTTCGACGTAAGGACCGGAACGCCGAGGAGCGTACCGCCGTTCATACCAAGGCCCGGGAAATACTGCCCGCCAAGCGCGTTACGGAGGTTGCCGATAGACAGCGCGAGGCCCGGAGTCATGACGAACACTGCACTGGTCATGTCGTAGTTGAGCGTGATATACGGGTCGAGTACGTTTTGCACGTCCGTAATCAGGTTGAGCGCCGACGTACCCGAGGCGGCAACGCTGTTACCTGCGGGCAGCGCGTTCAGCAGACCAGCCGGAGAAACATTCGCGACTGCTGCGCCAGTGCCGAGGAACGAGAGGTCGAGCCCCTTCGCTGCTGCCTTGAGGAGGTCCGCCTGTACCAGTGCCTCCGCTGCCGGATTCGAGAAGCGGATAAGTTCGTCCGACAGGACCGACAGGGCTGCGATCTTGGTATGCGTCAGGTAGATACGGTTAAACGCTGCGCTCGTTACCGGCATCGGATTAGCTTCACCGACCCATCCCACCGACGTACCGCCCGTCTGCCCCGCGATGGTTACGTTAAACGGAACCTTGCGCAGGTTAAGGCGACCGAGAACCGTTTGCGGATACAGAAGTTCAATAAAGTCCGCGAGGTATTCTTGCGGATAAATCAGGCTACCAGCCCATGCAGGAACGCTCGACGTGCCTGCCGTTACTGCCGCCTTGACGAAGGCTTGCAGCTTGTCATCGTCCTTGTAGTGTTGATCCGCGAGGCTTTGCACAAGTGCCAGATTGCCCTTTGACTTCGCTTGCAGCATGGCCCATCGCGTGAAAACGTGACCCTTCGGGGCGTTCGTCTTGACTTCGATAACCGGTGCTGCGGGCTTCACCGGCTCCACTGCCGGGATCGGAACCGCTTGCGCTGCGAGCGACTTCTCGACGGTACGGAGGCGGTCGAGTTCCTTCGAGCCTGCGTCCAGTTCTGCGCCGAACTCGTTGTACTGCGTCACCTCTTCGTCCGTGAGCGAACGATCCTCCGCGACCGACTTGGAGACGAGTTCGTTACGTGCCGCTTCTGCTTGCGCAAGGCGCGCTTGGAGTTGCTTAATCTTTTCTGCGATGCTCATTCGTTATGGAATCCTTATTGGTAACGACGGAAAGAAAGGTCGATAGCGACCGTGCGGGGAGTTTTCACTACGGGTTGCGTCCCTTCCGGGTTCGCTGTTTCGCCTTCGGGATCTGCCGTTGGCGTTACCTCAGACGTTGCCGCGTCCTCGGATTCGTGAAGGCTCTTGAAAGCCGTAATCATTGCTTCGGGATTGCAGGGGATCGCCGTTAGGCTAAGTTCGTGGACTGTGGCCTTCTCGAAATGCGTGCCACCGTCGTCCTTATAGTTGTATTCCTGCGGAATGAACCCGATAGAGACGCCCTTAACAAGCCCGGTCTTGACGCTATGCCAAGCCTCGTCAGTGCGCTGCTTTACTACGCCCTCCTCGTCAACCTTAGGAATCTTGGCCCTGAACGGCAGACCCTTTTTAGTGGGCGCGCCGAATTTAACGGTGCCTACAGGCTGATCCGATCTGTGATTCAGGAGGAGCGGGGTCTCGTTCTGGTACGAGAGGCCGAGAGGATTAATCGTGTCTTTGACTCGATCCGGGCTTGGCGTTGACGCAATTCCCTCAAATTCGCGCGCCTCCTCATTTACAGATTTGATGAGGACCGCGCTAAATGCTTTTGTATGCAGTAGATATCCCTAAGAGTGACAGGCGAACGCCGCATGATGCGTTTGGCGAGCTACCGTGACGGCCTGCGCGGCATCGGCTAGGGCGTCGAAGTATTGACAGAACACGAGGCGGCCCGCGCTGTACACACGGGCTTGCCACTTATCGCGGCGCACGTGCCAAGAGACACCTTTTACGCCGCTCGTACTGTCCTTGCGGAGAGCCGCGTTACTACAGTTTTGGCCGCGCGTGGCCGGTCGGAGGTTTGCTAGACGGTCGTCACCCGGCGTGCGATTATCATGGTCCACGTACTCGGGCATATAGCCATACACATACAGCCACACGAGTCGATGTCGCTTGTACTGTTTGCGCCCAATCTCGATACACCAGTAGCCTTTAGCATTGCGCCACCCAGCGACGGTGCCCGCCGCGACGTTTTGGCGTGGCGAAACCCGCCACCACATGACACCCGTTTTCGGGCAGTAGTCCAGCAGTTCGCGTAAGCGTGTTTGAGTAATCACATGAAAAATAATTGATAGGTCTTAGGCTCCTCGACTTCGGATGCGGCGAGTACCGTAGCACCGAACGCCATTGCAAGGGCTACCATGCCGTCGATACGGCCTGTAGCCTTCTGCTTGTCGAGCTTGCGGTTTCCGCTCGGGTCTTTCGCGACAATCGCGTTAGCCGCGCACAGGCCGAGTACAGGGTTAGCGCCGTGTGCTAAACGGCCGTTGACTAGCTCGACCTCTAGCGCGTCTAGCGCCGGGGAGAAGTCCTTAAAGCCCTGTCCGTGCGGTACGAGCCTGAGCGCATCCTCGCTGACGCCGATGTCGGCTAGTTCCTTTTTGAGGAGGTCGATACGCCACCGGTCGTAAGCGATGCTGTGTATGCGTAAGTCCTCGCAAATCTCCGCAACCTCCCGAGCGATTTGCTCGTAATCTACCGAGCGGCCCGGACAAAGCCTGATGTAGCCCTGATCGGCCCACACGTCATAAGGTGCCCGGTCGCGCCTCGCGCGATCTTTCAAGCCCTCTGCGGGAGTCCAGAAGTGCGCGCGAGCGTTCCATACACCACCGATGCGACCGATTAGGACGAGCGAGGTAAGGTCAGTACGTCCTGAAAGGTCGAGGCCGCCGAATACCTGCGTGCTGCTGTCGAATTCCTCGACAGGACCCGCACAGGATTTCCATACGTCCCGAGAGACGAACGGCGACACGGTAGACACGCGCTGATTTAGAATCAGGTTACGGAACGTGTTTTCCATGCTCGGCATTCGCTGTGCCTGCTTGGCCTGTTCCTCTACGTCCTCGTAAGACCGGAACACACCCAAGGCGGGATTTGCGGCGCGCCATCCGTCTACGTCGGTTAGCTCCGCGTCAGGAGGGGCCGCGTATAGCCTGCAAACGATGTGCGGGTCTTTACTGCTAATCGCGTCGTCAAGCCACACGCTTAAAAGGTCGGCGTCGTTCGCCGCCTGCGTACTGATAGCGATCAACAGAGGCGTAGCGTGTGCGCCCTGCGAAGTCGTCACCGCATCGATAAAATCATCCTGCGGCCCGCGAATCTGGCCTATCTCGTCAAGGATCGCGAGGACAGGACTAAGGCCGTGTGTCGTCTTGCCCTCCGCCGCGAGCGCCTTGTACTCGACGTTAAGCGGGAGGCCGGTGAGCTTCTTACTCGATGGGTTGATCTTTACGAGCGATGCAATATCCGGGGATAGCTGCACCATCTTTGCCGCGAGATTGAACACGAGGGCCGCCTGATCGCGGGACATTGCGCCGCTCACAATCTGGCTATTAAGCACGGCCTCGGGGCCGACAAGGTGCGCGAGCAAGATACAGGCGATCACCGCCGACTTACCATTTTTACGGGCGATGCTCAGGTAGGCTCGTCGGGTGCCGTGCGGATTATCGTAAATCGCGAGGATGAACTCGCGCTGGAACCCCTCAAGGCGAATCGGCTGACCGACTAGCGCGCCCTCGGGAACGCGTAGATACTTTTCGCAAAACGCTATGACACGCTCGCCTCGCGTCAGGATTCCGGTAGCCTTTTTTGGTCCTGGACCTGGCGGGGGCCTAATCCTCAATCGCTACCTGTACTCGCAGAGGGTAGCGTGTCGCCCTGCTCGTACACGGTGTAGTTCGTGCCATCGCAGACCGTAGCAATGCGGTTCGATGGCAGCTCGGACGTTGGCTCAAGAATCGTCGTCGCGTTGCCTTGATCGTCAGTGCTTGGAATCTGTTTTGCGGGGATCGTGATCATGGGTTCAGAATCTCTACGGTGTAGCCTTCGAGGGTAATCGTGTCCGTGCCGACCGCGACCGCACCACTGAGTGTCAGGTTCTGCGCCTTCGTCATATCGACGGTCGTAGCGAAATTGCCCGCCGCCGCCGACCCGAACCCAGACGTTGAGTTGAATTCCGTGATTTGGCTGGTAGAGGTTCCGCGCGACCGGATGACGATTTGCTGTGTCATCGCGGAAGTTGTCGTATTGGTGATTCCCTGCACCGACACTCCGCCGAGTCGCGTGAATAAGATTTTGTTATTCGAGTTGTTGGTGTAGCTCCACAATGTAGTGACGCGAATCGCACCGTTGGGTCCGACCGCTCCCGCTGGAATCGCAATGGTCGCCAACACCGTCTCGCTGGTCGTGCCTGTGACACTCGACGGCGCGCCGGACTGCGATAGCACAGTCACAGGACGGGCCGCAGATAGGTAAAAATTGGACATGGTTACGGCTTCACCATGCGCAGGCCGGGAATGAGGGAATCCTCAGGCGCGCTGTCCCTCGCCCCCTGCTCCCCTTTGAGCTTGTCCCCGGCGTCCCGCGAGCGGCCCTTAGTTGCCTCTGCGTGCACATGCACGACCCGTGACAGCGCCACCGCACGGCGGCTCAACGTCTCCATAAGCGAATGCTTCGGGTTGACGACGGGCGTGCCCTTGGCATTGACGACAATGTCGCCCTCTACGGAAATCTCCGCGACGATCCGGTCAATATCTGCCTGGCATCGGGCTAGATTCGCCGCGTGTGCGAGGTCTGCATCGTTCCACGTAGACGCGGCGCGGGCCGAGATAATGGCGTTCCAAAACGGCCAGTCCTCATCCCGAAGGTGAATATGTGCCGGAGGCTTTACCGGGCCGGACATAGCGGATTGCATCGCCTCTACGGCATACGCCACGCTGTCCGCTCGAATTCTTTTCTTTATATGCACTCCTAATATTGGGCTGCGCGTATGTACGCACACAACAAAGACCAAGAGGGAATCCGCCTTGTTCGGGCCGGATATAGCCTTACTGACGGGCCGGATGGTATAGCCCTAGCGGATTGCCTCTTAGTCCTTTCCGACCGGATATAGACGTTCTAGGACGTTCCTAGAGCCTTTTAAGAGCTAAGGTGCGTTTCTGCCGGAATTTTTGGACTTAGCGATTTTTCAACTTGGACCAGTCGGTGTCAGGCCGAAATAGTCCAAAACTTTCGACCTACCCGCCCCATAGCTATAGCCTAATGTTGCTTTTATGCAACATACGACCTAAGTGTTGGTATATTACAACACATTAGATATTAATGATAATGATTATCAATAATATTGAATGAAATAGCTATCTATATGGACCAGACTATAATGTTATACAGTTAATGTATTTATATTATAACTATGCAGTATTATCTAGTTGTTCCAATGATGATTAGGATCTAAAGGAAATCCATATTCATCAAATGCAGTATGAGGTTTATAACCTCTATCTTTAGCTGTCTTATCTTTATGACAGTCAAAGCAAAGTAGTTGTAGATTATCGTCATCATTAGTACCACCATTTTCTAATGAGATAATATGATCTACTTCACCTTGTCTTACTGCTCTACTGCATAATCTACAAGTATAGTTATCTCTTAAGCGAATACGCTTACGTTGCTCTACACCTGAGTTACCAGTAAGTCTTTTATATTTATTCAATATGACGAACGAGTAGGAACGAACTAGCGTTAGCTAGTGAGTTACTATGAGTGAGTATATTAATAGTTATTATATATATATATATATGGTATGTATATAGTAACCATCAAAGAACGGCGTCGCACCGCAGGACACTTTAAGCCTAGTCTAGGCCGCTTCGGAACGTATCCGGGCTAGGAGGAATGTAGGCCTGTCTCCCTAAGGGTCAGGGGTAACTTTTATACCTGCAAAATCAGTTAGTTACCAATCAGTAGCCACGCCGGCTTATCAACGTTTGAAGGCTCGCTTGGGCTTCCGTAACGGCCTCATCGTGCTCAGCGTCAGGGTGCGCTTTGTACGCTTCCTTGGCTGCGATGAGTCGCTTACGCGCCGCAGCCACATCCATATTGATAATTTTGGAGTCGGAATCCATTTGGATTAACCGCATATTAAGATGGGTCGCGGCCTCGTTGCACGTAATTTCCGCATCTGCGCATACTGCTTTACCGCTCGGCGTTACATAAGGCAATTGCGGGTTATTACTATAATATGGTTTGGACGTATCTACAGCACATGCAGACAAAAGACACATTGATGAGAGGAAAATCAAGTAAGCGCGCATGGTGGTGTTCCTTTTTGTAAGAATCACCACATTACATGACGCTCGTTGCAGGGTCAAATCGTGCGGCTGTACCACACCGGAACGCCGACGAACTCAACGCCGCAATCCTCAGATAGCTCGACCTCGAATGACGGGTACTTAGGGTTATCTGGCATAACGCGGATACGTTTGCCCGGTAACACCTGAACGCGACGGATCACAAGCACGCCATTAATCAACAGGCCGTACAGCCCGTCGCGGAGCGGTTGGACTACTTTGCTGTGCACAAGCACGTTATCGGACAGGTTGAACGTACCTAGCATCGCGTCGTCGGCAATCCTGCACACCGTCAAGTGATCCGGGTTTGCCTTCAGGTACTTCTCGACCCAATACCGCCGAAACGCCATTGAGATAGACGGCTCGTTTTCCTTGGTCTTGGCGCGTGGGATGAAAACGAATTCCTCGTCGGGATCCCCGCATAGCCTCGCGCCACCTCCTGACCCGATGAGCACGTCCTCACCCAGCAACCACCCTATCGGCTTACCCGTTTCCTCGCGAAACCGGCGAAGCGTTTCGAGGCCCGGCACCTTCTGCCCGCTGACCATGTTGTACAGCGTTTGTCGCGGGAATCCGTGTGCTTTGCCCCATCCGTATAGGTCGTCCGTACGGATCGCCTCGCGCAAACGCGCAATGAAAACCTCGAATTCAGCGACGGAATCTACCGAATTTGGAGGCATCTCCCGATCATCGTGCATCAGAGGTTCATTCGTAGCCATGGCAGGTATCCGTTAACTTATTGATTTTACTAATTTATAGCGGCGGTCTATCGAAGTCGACACACCGATGAACATTTACAAGTAGATAAAACGTACATCTATCGGTAAAGTTCGTTCCGTGGTCGCCGCTGATTTACCGAAACAGAGACGCTAGTATAGCAAACAACGGGCTAGCGTCCAACTTTCAGTAAATATTTTGGTGTCGGACCGCATGTGTCACGCGACATGGTTACGGCCTACCAGTCCGGCGCGTAAGTCCTCGAAAGAGGCGAAAACGGCATAAGGGTCGGTGAGCGTCCGAGACAATCACTACGGGAAGGTGGGCCGGGTGAAAACAACGACGCAGCGTGCGACGAGGCAATCCCCAATGCTTCGGACGTGCGCCCGATCCAGTACCGCAAGTGAGCGGCGCGAGTGCGTCCCTCCCCGGTGCTGAGACGGAAACTAACGAGTAAGAAGCGCTCCACTCAGGCCGAAGCCTTCGGGATGGTCCTTAAAGACCGGCCTAATTGACCCAAGCCGGACGGGACCTGAGGGACGCTGTGTCTTGTTACGGTTTGTGGGCGGATTCTCGCAGTCCGCTCCGCAAATTGTAAATATCAGTAATGTTTTTTTTTTGTCGCCGTTAACCGTTCGTAAGTATTCGTAGAGAGTGCCGACATAAGAACTTACGGTTCGTCAAAGGGATTCGGGCGAGTCTCTTTGCTAAACCGAAATAAAGAGAACGTATGACCAATGATATTCCGAGGCCCCGTGACGCGGTGGGGGAATCCGCGCCGGGTGCGAAGTATGGAGAGGAATCGACAGACACGGTTTTGCCAAAAGAGGCAGCAGCCATAGAGACATTGGAGGAATTGAGGAAGCGGGGGCGCGAGTGTCGTCGCCGTTGGCTTAATAGCTAACTACAACGAGGCCCGCATAGCGGGTCTTCTTATTTTACGATCTATTAGGACTACATCATATGACTAGACACGCTCACGCACCGCGCAGGGCAACTTTTCCGGGGCCTGTATATCACGCTCACGCTCGCAAGACACGGTATCGCCACGGCAAACCGCTTGCCTGCAAACCGGAGGACTCCCGGCCGTACAGCAACAAGTACGCGGAATGCCTCGCGGGACAGTTCTCCCTCCGCGAGCGTATCGGCCTGACCTTCGAGCAAGCCCGCAAGTTCGTGCGCTCGTTCCGTTCGGAGCGTGCAGCATGATCCCGAGCGCGGTCGTATTCGAAGCTGCAAAAGCGCGCGGCCTTATCCCGAGGTTCCACAAAGATACGCAAACCGTCCAGATTGCGGGGCATCGGTGGGACCGTTGGTACGCGTTACTTGGCCGTCGCGATCCTCGCGATATCTACATCGACTCGCCTTACGGCACGCAGATTCTCGCGCCGGGTCGCGCAACGATGGACTATGACGAGTCACATGAGGATGCGAGGAACGCCGGTATCAGGGTAATGGCGAGGCACTGACCATGCGCAACGAAACCGAAGCAATCCGCGACGAACTCACCGACTGGAATCGCGCACAGATGGAAATTTGCCGCGCCCGCGAGTTCATCAATGCGGCCCCTACTCCCGGAGAACGGGCAGCGCGCAAAGCATTCTTGTATCACGTTTTGTATAGCGGGCCGACTCCGATGCGCTTTTCTTTCCTGCTGTAATTTTCATCCATTGATTTAGTAATCCTTCAGATATCGGAACTATAACCATGAGCAAGCAAATCACGGTAGGCGCAAAGGTAAAGTGCAAGATGTTCACCGGACCAGCGGCGTCGAGGCTATTCGCGCCCGATGTCGTGTACGAAGTAGACAGCATCACCGAAGGCGGCGACGTGTATATCAAGGGTGTGCCGCATCCGGTTACAGGTTGGTGGATCCCGTCGCGGTTTGATGTCGTGGACGAACCGACGCAGGAATCCGCGCCATTCGCAGTGGGCGACATGGTTACACCCCGCACGTCTATCTTAGGTTTCACGCCCGGAATGCCGTATGTAGTCACAAAAGTTGAGCTAGTAGACAACGGGTTCTGGCGACTGATTTTCAACGCGGACGACGACGGGCAGGCCCGGTTCCGTCCTGCTGACGGATTCGAGCGCTATGAAGAAGTGCCGCCGGAACCCGTTGTCGAAGTTCGCCGCAAGTTGGAAGTCGGGGACGTGGTTACGGCGACGACCGGCACGCTCGATATCACTCAGGGCAACACGTATGTCGTAACTTCGGCCGAGTACGACGGGTGTGTGTATGTCCGCGACGACATCGGTGATGAAAACGGCCTGCTCGCCGCTGATGAATTCACGCTCGTCCAACCTCCCGAGCATGCCCCTGTTAGCGACTTCCGTATTCGCAAGCACGGCGCGCGCGGCGAGATTCGCGGCACGCCTTACGCGACGCTCGAAGCCGCCGAGCAAGCAATCACTCGTTACATGCCGGGGACTGTCTACGAAATCGTAGCGGTTCAAGTGGTACGCACCGTAAAGGTTGAGCAAGAGACCCGTCTCGTGGATTTTGACTGCGCCGCGTGATTCGTCACATTCTGCTGTACCTGCTTTGCGCCTTTGCATTTCTTGGCGGCGTCATTTCTTCGCAATTCTCATCTACCTGTAACGAGAGCGGTTATGCGCATTCTCGCGCGATCCTCGCTCATCATTAGGAATACATAATGGATATCAAGCACCTGATTACCGGCGTCGTACTGTTCTCACTTCCCGGCGCGACGATGGCCGACACGTTGAGCGCCGCTGTGAAACAAGGCGCGTACCTCTACGGCGCGAACCTCGAAGGCGCGTACCTCGAAGGCGCGTACCTCTACGGCGCGAACCTCAAAGGCGCGAACCTCAAAGGCGCGAACCTCAAAGGCGCGAACCTCG